GAAAAACGCACAAAACAGGGGGTTTTTGAGCCCAAAGAAACCTAGCCCTTCCCGATGACCCTGACCGAACTGGCGACCGCGTTGAACATCAGCGGAGGCCACGCTTCCAAGATGGTCAAACTCGGGATGCCCAAGAATGACGTCGAAGCGGCTCGGGCGTGGCTGGCCGAGCGTGCGGCAGGGCGTGGCCGGCGGATGGCTGGCGTCACGATCGCGGCGCTCGACGAGCATAGCCTGGACGACATCATCCAGCAGCAGGGCAACCTAGTCGCCTCGGCCCGCGTCGCCTACCGCAACGCCATCGAGTCAGGCGACCCCCAGCAGGGCAAACTGCAGACGGCCTACAATCAAGCGCTCAAGACGCTCATCTCGCTCGAGGAGGAGCAGAAGAAGCGGGCGATGGCAGACGCCGAGTTCATCTCCAAAGCCGAAGCCTTGACCGCCATCAAGACGCTCGTCGGCGAAATCCTGTCCAAGCTCGACGACCTGCCGACGGACGTGGCCGAGCGCTGCAACAAGGCGAACCCCGCCCAAGCCATCAAGCCCCTCCAAGACTGGGTCCGCAAGACGCGGGAAGAAATCTCCGCCCATGACCTTCTCCGCGAAGACGCTTGAGGTGATCCGTGCCGGCCGCGAGGCCATGCGTCCGACCACCAGCGGCGACCCTGTCGAGTGGCTGGAGCGCAACGTCTCCGAGATACCTGACTCGCACCTGAAGGGACCGTTCCGCAACGAGCGGATGCCGTGGGTCGGAGACGCGGTCCGCTACATCGTCCACCCCGAGGTCCGCCAAGTCCTTTTGCCGTGGTGCATCCAAGCGGGCAAGTCCGCTGCCCTTCGCCTGTCCACTGCGTACTTCATCGTCAACGACCCGGGTAATATGCTCCTCCTGCAGATGAACCAGGACGAGGCCGACGACTTCTTCCTGCGCCAATGCCGTCCGCTGTTCGACGCCATCCCCGAGGTCGCCAAGCGCAAGAAGCCCGACGATATGCCACGGTCGTCCGTGGGCGACTTCCAGCGCATGATCATCTATTGCCGGTCAGCCCACACGAAGACGAGCCTCCAACGCATAACGACCAAGTACGTCTTCGGTGACGAGTGCTGGCGTTGGCCGAAGGGCCACATGGAGGAGGCGATGGGACGCACCACCCAGTTCTCGTGGAACTCCAAGCACGTCTTCGCAAGCCAAGGCGGGACGCCCACGGACGATTTCCACCAGCTCCTGGAGCAACCGACGACCAACCTGCACGACTGGTCCTTCAACTGCCCGAAGTGCAACACGCTCCAGCCCTACGACTGGTCTTTCGTCCGCTTCCCAGATGACGCGAAGGACGGCGACGACTGGGACATCGCCAAGGTCAAGGCCGGCACGACCTACGAATGTCGCTCCTGCAACACCCGCCACACGGACAGCCGCGAAACCCGTTTCGAGCTGAACCTCGGAGGCAAGTTCCACCCACGCGAAGCGGGCAAGTCCATCGAGCGCGTCGGCCTGCACCTCAACGCCCTTGCGATGATGTCCTGGGGCGAACTCGGTCGGATGATGCTGGAGGCCAAGCGGGCGTCCGTGATCTACGGCGACGAGGAACCCCGCCGCATCTTCAAGCAGAAGCGACTTGCCCTAGCCTACTCCGAAGACGGCGGCTCGATGGTGGCCCCGGTCAACGCCTCCGACTACGCCCTCACCGACGACTGGGCGGAGGAAGCCGTCATCACGCCGAAGGCCCAGATTGCCACCCGCGAGAACGCCCCCGCCGGCAGCGTCCCGTTCCGCACGATGGGCGTGGACGTGCAGCGCGGTCACTTCTGGGTCATCGTCCGCCGATGGTCCCGCAACGGCAACAGCCGCCTAATGGCCTTCGAGAAAGTCGAGACTTGGTCGGGCCTCGATGACCTAGCCCGCAAGCACGGCATCCACAAGGCGCTGGTGATGGTCGACTCGGGCGACAATACCCAGACGGTCTATGCCGAGTGCTGTCGCCGTGGCTGGAAGGCGACCAAGGGCTCAGGCTCGGAAGACTTCGCGGTGACCTCCACCAACGGCCAGACCACCCGCCGTTTCTACTCGGACCCGCAGGCCATCATCGTCCCTGGACAGCCGACCCGCGTCTCCCTCATCGTCTTCTCGGCGATGGCGGCCAAGGACCTCCTGCACGGCCTCCGCGTCCGCAAACTGCACACCTACCCTCGGGATGCCTCCGAGGACTACGTCAAGCAGCTGAACTCCGAAGTCCGCGTAAAGGACAAGCGCACGGGCAAGCCCATGTGGATACTCCCGCAGGGCGTCCAAGACAATCACGCCCTAGACTGCGAGGTGCTGGCGATGCTGGTGGCCGTACGCTGGGGCGTCGTCGGTCGGGAAGCCACCACCACGGACGCCGAGGCACCCATTGGTTGACTTTATGCCCAAGCCCATAATGTTCATAGCAAGCGTGCCGGGGGTTTGTGGGGACCTACAATGGCTTGGAGGTTCGGATCGTTGGCCCTCGGCACGCCCCCTTTTACTCGCCCGCCAAGGTTAAGACCATGGCATCCGGCATTTTCATCGGCCTCACCGAAGACCAACTTCTGGCAATCCGCGACAAAGCCGTGACGGCCATCACGCAGGGGTTGAACCTTACCTCGTACTCGGACAGCGGCTCGTCTGCCTCCAAGTCCTGGGCGATGCAGCCCAAGGAGATGCTCGCCGAGGCCCAGTACGCCCTCGGGGTGCAGTTCCCAGCGACCTACCCCATGTCTATCCGCATGACGGTCGGCCGCACGAACTGGAACAACCCAATCCGCAACTAATCTATGGCAGTCAAAAAGCGTCCTACCACCAAGGCCCGCAAGGGCACGCCCAAGCCACAAGCCGACGCAGGCAACTGGCAAAGCACCGGCCTGACCCGCCTACGCCTTGGGCAATACGGCGCCCAGCCTCGCGACCTTCGCCGCGACCTGACTCCGTGGGACCGCCTGTCGATGGTCCGCAAGTGCCGCTGGGCCGAACGCAACAGCGGTCTGTTCAACCAAATCCTCAACGACCTCACGCTCTACACCGTCGGCGACTGCATCAAGCATCAGTCCCACGCGTCGACCGCAGAGGCTCGCGAAGCCTACAACGACTACTTCAGCGAGTGGTCAAAGAAGTGCGACATCACCGGGCGCTTCTCCTTCGGCCAAGTTCAGAACATCCTCTTGCGCGGGATGCTCCGCGACGGCGACTCCTTCGCCATCAAGACCCGCAACGGCATCGGCGCCGCGAAGCTCCAAATCATGGAGTCCCATCGCGTAGGTGACCCCATCTACCCAGACGTAGCCCCGCCCGGGATGCACGACGGCATCCAGTTCGGCCCCTACGGCGAACTCGCCGGCTACTCGGTCTACCGTTCCGACGGTTCCGCCCGCTACGTCATCTCCAATGCGGTGATGCACATCGTCGACCAGGAGTGGGCCAGCGGTGCCAGAGGCGTCCCTGTTCTCCAGAGCGCCGTCAACTCCGTGCAGGACGACATGGACGTGCGTCAGCTCGAAGTCCTCGCCATGCGTGACCACGGCGACGTCACCCGCGTCCTCAAGAAGACCGGTGGCTTCATGCCGACCGACATGGCCGCCGAAATGGGCCAGTCCACCCCCAGCACACAGGGCCAGCAGTACGCTTCGATGGGCGGTAAAATCCTTGCCCTTGAACCCGGCGAAGACCTCCAGCTGCTGACCTCCAACCGTGGCTCCCAAGCCATCGGCTTCCTGCAGGAACTTGAGCGCGACATCGTCCGCGTCCTGCCTTACGAGTTCGTCTCTGACCCTTCCAAGATTGGCGGGGCTTCCGTCCGTCTCGTCACCGCCAAGGCTGGCCGAGTGTTCGGCAAGTACCAGAACGTGATGATCACGACGCTCTGCAACCCGACTTGGGGCTATGTCATCGGTCAGGCCATCGCCAACGGCGAACTGCCCGACGACCCCGAGTGGAACTGCGTCTCCTGGACGACCCCGAAGAGCGTGACCGTCGACGGTGGCCGTGACTCCGCCAACGACCGCGAAGACCTCCGCATCGGCCTCTTGTCCTTCTCCGAAGTCTACAACCAGCGCGGGATGAACTTCGAGGAGGAAGCCGAAATCAAGGCCCAGAACGTCCGATACCTGCTCGACCTCTCCAAGACCTACGGCGTGCCTTTCGAGACGCTGTCGAACCTGCTCCTCAACACGCCTCCCGGTACCGTGGAGCAGACCGCCAACCCTCCGCAGCCCGACGCGGAAACCGAGACCTCTTCCTAAAATGCGTTTCCTCCTCAATGGCCTGAACGGCCGCGAAGCCCTCCTCATCGACCCTGCGAAGGCGAACGACCACCGCATCCTCGCCGAGAAGTTCGGCTTCACGGATATGCTGGCCCAGCTCTTCGGCGAAGTCCCCAAGGCCTACATCGCCGAGGACGGCACGGGCGTCATCCCGATTGCGGGCGTCATCGGCAAAGGCCTGTCGCCTATCGAAAAGATGACGGGCGCCGTGGACGTCAACGCCATCGCCGACGCCATCGACGAGTTCTCCGCGAACCCGCAGGTCACCCGCATCGCCTTCCAAGTCTCATCCCCTGGAGGCACCGTGACGGGCGTCGAGGAACTCGCCAACAAGGTCCGCAACATCAGCAAGCCGACGATGGCCTACACGGACAGCGAGATGGCCTCCGCCGCCTACTGGATCGCCAGCGCCGCCGACAAGGTGGTCGCCTCGCCCTCCTCGACCGTGGGCTCAATCGGGGTCTATATGACCATCGCCGACATGACCGAGATGGCCAAGGCCCAAGGCATCAAGATGGTCGTCATCAAGTCGGGTAAGTTCAAGGGCGCCGGCATTCCTGGCACGTCCCTTTCCGAGGAGCAGGTCGCCAACCTCCAGCAGGGCGTCGACGAAATCCACGCCGACTTCAAGGCCTCCGTCCTCCAGACCCGCAAACTCGTCAAGGCCGAGGACATGGAAGGTCAGGTCTTCTCCGGCAAGCAAGCCGCGCAGCGCAACCTCGTCACGGGCCTTGCAGACTCCTTCTCGGAAGCCGTCGCCATGTGGGCGGACAACAGCATCGCCCCTGCCCCTGCCGTCCCGGCCAAAAAGAAATAACCGATGCCTATCGACGTCCCCGACTATGTCAGCAAGGCCGCCGAGCGTGGTCTTGAATGGCATCGTCAGGGCAAGTCAGGCGATGGCGTGACCGACCAGACCTTGCGGGAAGCCCGCGACATGGTCAAAGGCTTCGTCTCCGAGGACAAGGTTCGCCGCATGGGTCCGTGGTTCCGCCGTCATCGTGCGGACATGGACGCTCCCAAGAACGACCCAGACAATAAGGCCTTCCCTGGAGCAGGTGCCGTGGCTTGGGCTCTCTGGGGTGGACCGACCTCTGGCGACATCATGCGGACCGCCGACTGGGCGGAAGCCAAGGTCGCCCAACTCGACCGCGAAGCCAACGCCCTAGCCGGCAAACCTAAAGCTCAAGAACCCTCTATGCCTCAAATCATCATCTCCGACATCGACGGAACCATCCTCGAAAACGGTCAGCCCGTCCAGCGCGTCATCGACTACATCAAGGCCGAAGGCTACCCTGTCGCCCTGCTGACGAACCGCCCAGAGTCGGACCGCCAGAAGACCATCGAAGACCTCAAGGCCTCCGGACTCGACTACTTCCGCCTGATCATGAACGCGGGCTCGGCTCCCGCCCCCGAGTACAAGGCCAAGGAAGTCAAAAGCCTGCTCGACGAAGGCTTCGACCCGGACGTCTTCATCGACAACGACCCAGCCAACCGCGAAGCCGTCTCCGCCCTCGGCGTGGAAGTCGCCGACCCTGCCGACCTGAGCCCCAAAACGGAACAGGCCGAAGAAGACGACGACGAAGAGAACCCGATGTATGACTTGGCCGCCAAGGCCCTCGCGGTTGACCATCTCTCCAAGATTAAGATGACCATCGAAGACAAGCTCGCCACCGCCGAGATGCTCGCTCAGGCGCTCACCGCCGAACGCGACGATCTCCGTGCCACCGTCGAGAAGCTCACCGTCGGCGCCGCTGACGAACTGACCGCCATCAAGGCCGACCTCGTCACGAAGGACGCCGCCCTCGCCGACCTCGGTGCCGCCCTTGAGGCCGCCAAGGCTGAGCGTGATGCCTTCGCCGTGAAGGTCGCCGAACTCGAAGCGAGCAAGGTCTCAGCCTCCAAGGAAGCCGCCAAGATCGCGGCCTCGGTCGGCGTCGAACCGACGGCCATCATCCCGGGCTCCGACAACGCCGCCGCTAAGGCCGATGTCCTCGCGACCTACAACTCCCTTACCGACCCGAAGGCCAAGGCCGACTTCTTCGCGAAGAACGCCCAAGCCATCTACGCGTCCATCAAGGTCTAATTTTTCCCTAACCCTAATCTCCTCCTAACACACTATGGCTAATTCTATTGCTGCCGCCCCGTCCGTTCTGGCCCAGGGCGTCATCTCCGCCCTCGCGAACAAGCTGCCCGTCCTCAACGGCTTCTCGTCCGTCTTCACCTCCTCCATCGCCGGCGCCGGCAAGACCATCCAGGTCCCCCTGATCGGCACCTCGACCGCCACCGAGTTCAGCTCTGGCGGCTACCTCACGCAGGACGACGCCACCGTCACCTCCTCGAGCGTCACCCTCAAGCACTTCAAGGTCTCCAGCCGCTTCTCGCCTCTGGACGTCCGCGAATACGGCATGGGCTTCTTCGCGAACAACTTCGTGGAAACGGCCGCCATCGCCCTCTCCCAGAAGTGCATGACGGAAATCAACTC